ACACAGACAGATCTTACAAGAGAGAATGAGAAGAATGGTATCTCTGATTTCATTACCATCTTACAGACTATGAAAGACTTTGCCTGTATAGAATTTGGTCTTGATGATATTGTTAGGTCTGGTTTAGTTAAAGATTATTTGATTGCAAAGTATACACATTTTGGTACAACTCCTGCAGGTATGTCTTGACATATATGAAAGAGTTTGTTATGATAAGTGGAAAGATAATTTCTAATGTTTGATTTTGTTAAGGTTAATATTGATAGTCCAGAAGTAGATCCTATAAACAAGGATGGTGTACGGTATTACCCTATACCTGGTGCTGATAAATATTATCCGAGCGTTACCTCAATCACATCGTTTAAAAACGCTGCTTTCTTCGCAGGTTGGAGAAAGAAAATTGGTGAAGACGAGGCGAATCGTATTACTGCAAGAGCAACACAGAGAGGAACTACTTTTCATAGTATCACCGAAGATTATATCAAAGGTGAATTGGATCTTAACACATACTTGGAAAATAATCCATTAGCTGTTAGGATGTTTCAGTCCACAAAAGATACTCTCAATCGAATTGATAACATTCACTGTTTAGAAACCTTTCTTTACTCACATTACCTTGGACTTGCTGGTCGTGTTGACTGCATAGCAGAGTTTGATGGTGAGTTAGCAGTAATAGATTTTAAAACCTCCACCAAAGAAAAGAAAGAGGACTGGGTTGAACATTACTTTGTTCAAGAAACTGCATACGCAGCCATGTTCTTAGAACGTACTGGTATTGAGGTTAAGAAAATTGTCACACTTATCTCGGTTGAAGATGGATCTGTACAAGTATTTCAGAAGTACAATCTTGATGACTATTTACAATTACTCAAATCCTATATTGAAGAATTTGTTAGGAGAAAAAATGCCTAAAGAGCAATTAGATGATAAATTTTTAACAGCTACCAAGTTCTCTCAAGAAATTGAAAGGTTGGTTCATAAAAGTGATGGACTAATTACTTACATAGAAGCAGTAGTAACTTACTGTCAGGAGAATGAGATTGAATTGGAAACTGTTCCTAAATTAATTTCTAAACCTCTTAAGGAAAGACTAAAGCATGAAGCACAACGCTTAAACTATATGAAAGCATCATCTAAAGGAGTCCTACCAATATGACCGACAGTAGTTTTTTTAAATCAGAACAGGTTCAAGAAAATTTAAATGATATCTTTAACACCTATCATGCTATAGCAGCAGCAACTTCAGAACTTCCTAAGTTAGATACGGAAGGTAAGATTGCTCATATTGATAAGTGTAAAGGACTTATTGATAAGCAGAAAACATTTTATATGAGATTGTGTCTTGCTTCTACAGCAGGTGATCTAGAGGCAGCAGACATGAAGACGAGGATTAATGCTTTGTCACAAGCCTTTGGTTACACAGACCTTGCTGCTTGTATGGATGCTATGATAGTAACCCTTGACAAAGCAGCAGAGAAGGAGCTTGACTCCTTATAAATAGTGTGCTACGATTATACAGTAGTACCAATACACTCAATACGGAGAATACAATTATGTCTTTTGCATCCCTTAAGAAGGCTGCTAAAACAGGCAACAACCTTGCGAAACTTACGCAAGAGATCGAGAAATTAAATCAACCTGCAGGTGGTGGAGGTGCTGATGAGCGTCTCTGGAAACCTGAGTTAGATAAGTCAGGAAACGGTTATGCCGTTCTTAGATTCCTTCCTGCTCCAGACGGAGAGGATATGCCTTGGGCAAAGATCTGGTCACACTCCTTCAAAGGACCTGGTGGTCAGTGGTACATCGAGAACTCTCTTACTACATTAGGTAAGGATGATCCCGTTGGAAATTTGAACAGGGAACTGTGGAATAGTGGTCGTGAACAGGACAAAGCAACTGCTAGAGTACAGAAGCGTAAGCTTTCTTACTACTCTAATGTTTATGTTGTGTCAGACCCTGCACATCCAGAGAATGAGGGAAGAGTATTCCTTTATAAGTTTGGGAAAAAGATTTTTGATAAACTTGTTGAAGCGATGCAACCTGCATTCGCAGACGAGACTCCACTAGATCCATTTAATCTATGGAAAGGTGCAGATTTCAAAGTCAAGATTAGAAAGGTAGATGGTTATTGGAACTATGATAAGTCAGAGTTCGCAGCACCTGCTACACTAGGTGGACTTGATGATACACAGTTAGAAGAGATTTGGAAGAAAGGATACTCTCTTGCAGAGTTTGAAGATCCTAAGAACTTTAAGTCTTTCGATGACTTGAAGAAGCGTTTGGATTTAGTCCTTGGTAAGACTTCTGTACGTCCAGCACCTACTCCTGTTGATGAGAGTCAAGAGGAAGTAGTACCTGCTAATTGGGGTAAAGAAGTATCAGACTTTAGAGAGAAGGCAGTAGCATCTGCTCCTGTATCTGGTGAGGAAGACACACTTTCTTACTTTGCTTCTCTAGCAGAAGAGGACTGATTATAAACTGGCACATGGGAGGGACTACATATCCCTCCTTTGTGTTATAATTATACTATAATTAAAAGGATTAATGAAAGTATTACCTTTGTTACTACTACCATTTCTTACTGCTCCTGTTAATGCTGAGAGTATAGGTGATCGTAGTAACCGTCAAGCATATAGAGATGCTCATAGTATTAGACAAGACAATTGGTTTACAAGAACATATCATCCAACACCTAGTAGAGAACCTTACAGACACGTTTCTACACCAGAATCAACTCGTTATCAGGAAAGGACTAGATGGTGGAGAACAAGTAATAGTTATCAACCAGGATACTCATCCTCTAGTACATGTACAAGAAAAGAGTATAGAGAAGAGTATATTCCTGGTACAGCAAACAGACCAGGTTATGTAAAGAATTGGCATGATACTGTTGAAGTACCATGCAATCGTTCAAGACCATCGAGACCAATCTATCAAAGAGAACCATCACCTGATGGTAATGAGTGTAGTGAAGGAGCAATCCTTGGTGGCATCTTAGGTGGAGGTGCTGGAGCAGCACTATCTCAAGGAGATGGTCGTTGGTGGGCAATACCTTTAGGTGTTGTAGCAGGTAGTGTAGTAGGTTGTGATATAGATGGAGGGTAATGGACAAGCACGATATACCAATACTAGGAGATTTTTATACTAAAGGAGAAGTTGATGACATGATTGCTGCTGCTCTTGCTGAAGCGAGAGCGATTGATGAAGCATCTATGCGTAAGCATAACAGAGAGGCAACTATCATTAGTATGATCCTTGGGTTTACTACCCTTGCACTATTTGTTGATGGGTTGCTAAGAATACTTGGTATCATTCCTCCCTTCATGCATATTGATGTTAATATCTTAGATAGGATTGCTGATAGAGTTGAGACCGATGTTATAGATAAGATAAGACAAGTACCATTACAAAGATTACTTAGACGATGAATCCCTTTACGGACATGCTATTTACAATAATTTGGTTCGGACTATTAATATGGGCTATTAGATCTGTAGCAAGGGGTTGGAGTATGATATTACAACCAAGAAATAATGATGTAAGGATGGATGTAAGTAGTAAGACAATAACAAGACCTCCACATCCAGAATTGTCAGATGTTCAACCTGGTGATGAATTGTTAGTTGTAAACTTCACACCAGACGAAGAGTTTAATAGAAAGGTAAGTGATGGTTTATTATCAAAGTCATTAAAGGATAGGATTGATGAACTAGATGATCCTTGGGATGATGATGAAGATGGTGATATACCTGCTGTAGTGAAACGTTAGTTTAAGTAAACCGAAAGATTTCATAAAGAAAACCCCCTTTTATGGGGGTTTCGTTATAAAATACTGTGTAGAATTCAACACAATACATGTCAGGAGACAATTTTCATGGGGATCAACCCCCTATTTTTTATTCAAAAGCAGGTAAACGTACACTAGAGAATACAATGTGCGAAGCATCAGTTGCAATGGATGAAATTAAGGAGTCGAGATGGCAGAATACTAATTACGTCCTAGAAATTGAAAGTATGTTTGTTCAGTCAAGGTGGAGGAACGACAGTCCTTTAAGAGAGTAGGGTCATATATTATTCGATCTTTGATTCCCAGGAAACCGCAAAAAAAACTCGGCATATTTTTTGATCTGTAGGGTTTTTTTAATATCCTCCCGAAGATCCTGAACTACTGCTAGAAGAACTGCTAGAAGAACTGCTAGAAGAACT